TCAGCATGTTCTTGAGGTCGGCCTCGTCTGCCGGCGCCCTGTGGGCGGCTGCGAGGTCCGCGTCGCGCTGGTCGGAATCGACCTTGGCCGCCCCTGACGCGACGGTCGCCTGCGCGGCGCTCTGCCCCGCCGCCACCACCGCACTGCCACCAATCGCCTCGGGCTCGGCGGCCGCCGCCCCTGCGTCGTCAGGAGCCGGGGGCGCCCCGGCCGGCGAGGGCAGCGGCAGCGGCTTGGGCTTGGGCGGCGCCAGCTCGGCCGAGACGAGGCCGCCGGCGGTCACATAGCCCGGCGTGCCGTCTTTCATCGTCACCGGCACCCGCACCGCCTGCTCGGCCGAGCCGAGGCTGCTGATGAAGTGCTGGGCGATGATCACACGTCGCTCATTGTCGTCAGCGGCGTGTGACAGGAGACGGTTGAGTGTGATGCCGGTCACCTTCTGGATCGACTTATTGGCAAGGAGGTCGCTGACGTAGTTGCTCCCATCTTTTAGGCTGACGCCGCCAGGGTGAGACGCGAGGAAGGCGCCACCCATCTGTCCGGCGTAACCGATCGACTCCTGCTGCATCTTGGCGGACGCAGATCGGTTGGTGATCGCCTGTGCCTCGGCGGCCTGGGCCGCTGCCATTGCGGCAGGCTGGAACTCCGGCGGCACGTTGTCCCTGATGTAGCCGTACATGGCCTCCGGATCGAGCGTGCCATCGGCACCGGTCGCCTGCTGGATGGCGATACCGGCCGCCCGCTGACCCTCCAGGGCGCGGTTGTTCGTCTCGATCGTCTGGCCCTGGATGAGCGTGTTCTGCGCTTTGGTGGCCGTCCCCAGGGGGTCCGGCTGATCCAGGTGGAGGTACGGCTGTATGAGGGCGAGGGGGTCGGCCATTAGAGCATGGATCCCGAAGGTGTGGCGGCGGGCGGGCTGATCTGGGCGAGCGCCCTTTGGTTCGCTGCCAGCTGTTGCAGCGACAGTGTGTTGGTGATCCCGGTGACCGCGTTCGCCGTCGCGATGTCGGCGCCGGCCTGGACCGCCCCCGACCCGACGATGTTCGAGGCGACGTTCGACCCTGTCGTGGCCGCCTGCTGAGCGATGTGGGCCCCCGCGCTCTCGCCGAGCTGGCCGGTGCCGTAGAGCGCGTTCCATTCCATGTTCTTGTTGGCGAGCGCATTGGCGAATTGCTGCTGGTAGTTCTCCGAGGCGAGGCCTTCGGCGTAAGTCTCAGCCCCCTTAACGGCTGCGCCGGAGGTCGGACCGAGGCCGCGCGCCGTGAGTGCGCTGACACCCGACTTGAGGCCCTGGGCGAGCTGGAACTGGTAGCCCGGCGTCTTCTCCAAGGCCGCCTGATCCATCACGATTGGCTTCATGAAGGTGTCTTGCAGCGCGCCGGTCGTGCCCGCGACAGCCGCCGAACCCTTGCTCTTCTGGGTCCACCCGACGGTGGGCTGCTGGCCGGGCGTCTTCAGCGTCCAGTGCTGAGCCTGACCGGCCGGCGGCTTCCAGTTCCACGGCTTGTTGACGATCGCGCCACCGGGTCCGACCCACTTCGATGGGGTGGCATGACCGGCCACCGCGCCGGGCGACTGTAGCACCCACCCCTTCTGCGCCGGCCCCGGCTTCCAGGCCGGCGCCATCTGAACGGTCTGGCCCTGCGGGTTTTTCCAGGTCGCCTGGACGGCCGGCGTCGGATGCCAGTTGGCGCCACGCACGACGTCCTTGCCAGACGCCGTTGCCCAGTGCGCCGGTACCGCAGGGTGTCCCGGCGTGCCGGTCAGAAGGCCGAGGTCTTTGGCGCCACCCGAGATGTAGGGCTGTAGGGCAGCCTGCCCGGTCGCGAACATGCCAAGCTCGGCGGCGGTGGCGTCGGCTGCTGCGCTCGACTGCGTGTCGGCCGCCTTCTTCGTTTCGAAGATCTGCGCGATGGCGCTGATGGCGGCAGGCGCCACGGAGGCGAGAGCTGCGATGAGCCACGGGGGCATGCCACCCTCCTATGACGGGTTGCCGTTGGGAATGAACCACAGCACCGGCAGCCCCGTGTACGTGATGATCAGCTGATCATTCTGGCTCACCGGGAAAAACCCTGCGACGGGGCCGACGGCCGGGATAGTAACACGCCGCCGCCTCAGCCCCACCGAAGAGACGACGCCGCCGATGATCAGCCCGAAGCCGGCGTGCGACGCAGTGAAGACGAAGGGGCTGACCCCGACCGTGATCTGCACGAGCGGCGTCGCGGCCGAGGTCAAATTGACGAAGAACCCGTACCAGCCCTCGGTGGCGCGGCCGTCCTCGTCGACAAGCGGCAGAACCTGCGAGGGTAGCGAGACGGGAGGCTTCTGAACCATCAGGTGCCCACCGGCGTGGCCTCCAGGAAGACGCCGTTCAAGGCCGTGTCGATCGGCGCCGACCAGGACAGCTCGAACACGACGTCGCGGCCCATGCCGAGGTTTGCCCACCAGGGCAGCTCGCCGTACTCGCCCTCATTGCCCATCGACCCCGGCAAGGCGTCCTGGAAGGTGCCGCCGCGATCGTAGCTGACGCGCAGGAAGATCTGCGGCGTCGCGAAGCGCGGGCTCGGCAGGAGGTTGTTGGCGTTGATCGCGTCGTTGAGCGAGGTGAGCTGGGCCGCCGTCAGGGCGACGCCTTCCCAGATCGCCATGAAGGCGATGCGAGAGCCGGCACTGAGCACGTCGCCGCCGCCACCACTAGTGGCTATCTGCATCGGGAAGCTGGCATTCGCTGCACTCGGTGCGGTGTAGGTCGAATCGAATAGCCTGACAGCGCCGGCGTTAATCGAGACGCCAGCCGCTGCCGTCTCGTCGATCGAGATGCCCTGTACGGACCACTGGTTCAGAGGCACCACATCTGCGCTGTCGAAGACCTGGGCAGCATTCGGACCTCCGTTCCACAGCCGGACCCTTTGGACACCAACCGGCACCGCCGTCAACGCTATGCCGAAGTCGATGCCGATACCGCCACCTGAGTCACCTATGAACCGGCTGCCAGCCGTCGCTGGGCCAAAAGGATACACCAGCGTGACGATCGTGAACTTTGCCCCGTCCTTGTGGAGGTTATCCATCCACGGCTCGTTGGGATTGTCGTAGGTAAACCACTGGCCGGGAGCCGCACCTTTCGGGCCAGGAAAGGTCCAATACTCGCTCAGCGAAAGGCCCCCGATCGATCCAACGAAGATGGGGTCGCGTGGTCCCGTCGTGCCATCGTCTCCGCGAAAGAAGTCGTAGCCGTTGCCCGACTCGTCCTGCCATTTCTGGCCGCTACCCGGCCACGACGACAGCGTCCCCGCCTCCAGAAGGAGCTTCGGCGCCGGCAGCCCGAGACTGGTGATGATGTCCTGGATCGAGCGCGAGTAAGGCCCCGGCACGGCGCCACCGAGCGTGCCGCCTTGAGTGTCGGCGATCACCCGGTCGATGCGCACTCGCTTCCCGTCGTTCAATATGTGCGGGATGGTCCGGAGCCGCGTGATCGGACCACCATCGTCGGTGAAGGTGTGCGGGTCGAGCTGGTAGAGGCGGCCGTTCTCGCGGTCGATGGTCAACGCCATGTCGTAGGCGTGGCACCAGCCCTGCGAGCGGTGCCGCTCCAGGCCGTTGGGGCCCGTCCAGGCCAGCTCGTGCCACTGCTTGGACTTCGTTTCGCAGGCGAACGACCGGCCCGCCGTCGGGAAGGTGACGATGTAGTAGGTGTGCCCGAAAAGCTGGTAGCAGCCGCCGATCGCGTCGTCACACATGACGAAGCTGCCGAAGATCGCATCAATGCCGGGCTGCGAGATCTCCTCGATCTGGAAGCTGGCGTCCCAGCGCAGGGCGATGCACTTGCCCTGGCGTGAGCGCGCCAGCCAGTAGACGCTGTTGTCCTCGGTGGCGATCGAGTAGGGCGCGATGCAGCCGCGCTCGCTGTAGACGCCGGGCAGGGCCGAGAAGGTGAAGTCGGCGGAGCCGGAATTGTACCAAGCCTCGCCGGTCAGTGTGCCCAGGATCCAGAGATTGCGGTGCATGCAGGCGAGGCCCGCGACCGGGTCGGCCGAGCCGATCTTGCTGACGTAGTCCAGCGGGTCGAAGGACCACCGCGTGGGATCGGTGGCGTAGGTGTCGATCTTGCGCAGGTTCCCGTAGGTGACGAGAGAGAGCGAAATGAACCAGTAATTCTGACCGCTCGAATTGAAGACGAAAAACGTGTCGGTGTAGCCGACGTGGCTCACGCCGGAGGAGGCGTTGGCGATGAAGGTCGGGTCAGCAATCACCCCGAACGAGTGCATCGGCTGCGCCGGCGGAACGACAGCCGCCGACTGCGGCTGGATGTTGATCGCGTAGCTGGTCGGGGTGCCGTCGGTAAGCACGACAGCGAGGCCGTTGTCGGCCATGATCACCGGCGTGTCGAGCGACGGGATCGTGCCGAGCAGGGTGTAGGCGAAAAACTGGTTGACGAAGTAGACGTTGCCAGCGACGACGCAGAACAGCTCGCCGTTCGAGGCCCTGTAGGAGCACCGCCCGGTCCCCTCGACCGGCGGCGTGCCCCTGCGCACCAGCCCCGGCGTCGGGAAATGCGTCGTCGGCGCCGGCGCCTGCTCGTCCTGGTTTTGCTCGGGATAGAGATTGATGCAGCGCTGCGACGACGCGATGATCGCCCGCGACTGATAGGCACCACCGAGGAGCGGGATGCGGGGCATCAGATCGTGTTGTCGGTGAGGACGTTGTAGATGCCGTTCCTCACCAGCTCGGACGGCAGCTTGAGCACCGGGATCTGGGCGTTGGCGTTCTTGATCACGTTGAGCGCGCCGGCCGCGCGAGCGCTGAGGAACTCGTCCGGCGGCAGCTTATAGGCCGACAGCAGCTCGTCCTGGAGATTGAAGCGGATCGCCCGATTGTACTCGGGCGGAAAGTCGAGCGTGTCGCTGAGGTTGGTGAGCGCCGTGAACTGCTGCTTGGTGATGATCCTGCCGGTGTAGGCCGACGACGGCAGCGGCCAGAAAAAGACCTTGGCGAGCGGCCAGTCCGTGTCGAG